GCCTTAATGTGTAGATATACTTCTTTGTTGCCCGTTGGACATTGTACCTCTTCTTCACATAATCATATGCCCGTCGTCCCATCTTTTTCCGTGCCTTCTCATTCTTAATTAAATAATCCAGACAATTAAACCATTCTTCCGACTCTCTTGCTAATAACCCATTTTTCCCGTGTTCAATATCGTGTTCATATGTTTCCATTCGTGAACATACTGTCGGAATCTTCAGTGCCGAAAATTCAAGAAATCTCAAATTGCTTTTACTGCGATTAAACTCCGTATCTCTCAATGGGGCAATCCCGATATCAAAATTATATTTGGCGAAACCTTGAGGATATTTATCAATCGTAAACCATTTATGAAAAGCGTGGAATCTTGGTCTACCCAACATCCACTCTTCAGGCAATCCTCCCATATGGAAGTATATTTCAATGTTTCCGTGTCTATCCAACAGTTTATATATTGCATCTTTAACTAACCTCAGGTCTCCAGAATGACTCGCCCCGCCAACCCACCCAATTCTTATTCTTTTATGTTCTTTCCCTCTTTTAGCACTATCCCAAATCTTAAAATCTATGGCATTGGGAATAACAAAGATCCTTTTATTAAACGACCTGTACCTTTTTTTCAAATAATCCGTTGAAACAATGGTCCCATCCGATTGTTGTATTTGGCATTTATTATACCATTCAGTATCTCCGCCTGGCTGGGTGGTCTTATAAGATAGATTCTCTGAACTAACAGCAAAGATGTCGTCATCGTATTCTGCTAAAACAGGCTTTTTAAAAACATCCCTTATCCCCTGAACTACTGCTAACGATTGGGGAGTATGAACCGCTTGGAAAATGGCTATATCCGCAACATTCATTAAGTTTTCATACTCTTGTATAACCTTATCTGTTAGGTTATGTTCCCATTGGCAGGTCCCCGCATATTCTGGCGGATGGTATCTGTAAGCAACTTGATGTCCTAATGCCCTCATTTCGTTTACAAAGTTTTCCATCCTATAATAGACCACACCTATATTAAGCGTTGGAACCATAAATATTCGTAGTTTGCCAAAATTAACCCGTATCTCCTCTCTATATGGTATTGTCAAAGACCTTAATGCTTGGATACCGTCTAAAAAGCGTCTCAAATATTCTGTTAGCCAGGTTATTACTATATTGAACCATTGTTCAATATTTTGTCTTGCTGTCATAATTCCCCCAAGTCTTTTAACAGTTTTTTATCAATATCATAATTAAAAAGTTCATCAGTCGGATTTACTGGGTCAAAATCTAAACACTTTCCATTCTCGTCCTTTTCTATAAGTATACGAGTGCAAAACTTAGTCCTTTCACAACGCAAACAACGCCTGTCAAAGTCTTCAAAATACTTTACCCAATCTCTGTTTACCAGCCTTCTTCTCTTTTTAAATAATCTTTTAAAAATGTTCATCTTTTTACCCCCCTTTCCTTCCGTAGAAAAATAGCCAGTTCGGCAGTGCCGTTAGGTCTGGATCTGTGTATATGCTTTTTATTTCTATCTTCCTTAGTTTTGTCTTTAACAACTGCTTTAAAGACGCTTTATCAAACACTCTTGCGTGATACTTATGTCGTCTAAACCCTTTCGCCCCTGCTTCTCCTCGTGGATGGGGAACAGAACCAGTTACAATTCCGCCTTCTTTCGTTACTCTAACCGCCTCATTAAAAACCATCTCCGGGTCATAAACATGTTCAAGGATTTCCATAAGAATTGTTGCGTCAAAATTATTATCGGGCCAAGGCAAATGTTCCGCCTTTCCAATCCTGACGAATATTCCTTTTAATGCCGCCCTCCTTGCCATTTCGGGAGCGACATCTATTCCATAGCAGATAACATTTTTGTCTGCCATTAACAATCTACCGATCGCTCCAGAATTACAGCCAATGTCAAGAACTACACTGTTCGGTGTAATCACATCTTTTAATGCCCTATAGAGAAATAAGGCGTGTCCCCCAACTTGATACTTCCCCTCTAAATCCGTGTCGTACTCATAATCAATGTGTTGTCTTATTGCCTCTTTCTCGGACTTATAAATTGGCACATAACCCCCTGTATATTTCCCCGTGCTTTTCCGCCCAATTATCCCAAGTAAGATTTTCAACTTGTGCTCTTCGTGTTAAGAAATCCTTTTCTATGTCCCATAATATATCCGCCAACCCATCTATCGTTTCATAATGTGTCACATCAAACTCTGGTGCCCACCCCACCTTTGTTGAAATTACTGGCTTACCACACGCCAATGCCTCTGCGAGAACTAATGGACCTGAATCAATTTTTGAGGCAATTAAAAGGTAATCAATAGTGTTATAAAAACTTGGCATATCTTTATATGGCACATTACCGAGAAATTCTACGTTTACCCCAGAATCTCTATAAGCATTGCCAAACTCTTTGTCCCAATCCTTTCCTGCAAAAACGAATTTAAAATTTTCCCACTTTGCTCGCATAAACAACTGAATTAAGTCCACCCCACCCTTATTTCTATTTTGTGCCACCCGAACATGTCCAACTATACCGACCTTAATGATTACCTTGAATTTATCTAAGTCTATTCCTGGTCTTATGACTCTTAACATTGATTCATCGATGCCCTGTTTCACCACATCATTTCTTAGTTGCTCTTGTTGGAAAACCCCTATGTCTATATTACCGAGTACACCTCGCAACTTATTATTCCATTCATAAAAATTACCCAAAAAGGCGACCTTTTTTGAATTTAAATTTTGCAATGATGATATAAGTGCCTGGTCGCCAGGAATAAAATGAACTATGTCAAAAAAACTGGGTAATGGGCAATTTGATATTTCTATATTGTATTTAAGTCTTTGTTGTATTGCTATTGCCATACGACTATAAGACCAATCCCATCCCCTGTCAATGCCCGCAACAATATTTATATTCATTTTACCGCCCTGAAAAATAGTTTAGCTTTATCGCTAATATTAGAAATTTTCTTTTGGGCAATCTTTATCTTATCTTTATTAAAGTGTCTTTCTAACAACTGCTTTATACTTAACGGTGTAAAATCGTGTTGGTGATAAATGTGTTGATATTTGCTTGATTGAGAAAACTTACCAAACGGATAAGGAACACTGCCTATTAAAATACCCTCAGGTTTTAAAACCCGGCGCAATTCCTTTACGCCCTCATCAGGATTATACAGATGTTCTAATATCTCAAATGCTAAACAGATGTCAAAGAAGTTATCCCGAAATGTCAATTCCTCAACAGGACAAACGGAGGCAAATAATCCTCTATACTTGGCTATTGCAATCGCATCAGGATTTAGGTCAACACCATAAACTATACAACCTTGATAAATAAGTTCCCTGCCAACAACCCCGTCGTTACAACCTGCGTCTAATACAACCGACCCCTTTTTAATTTCCCCAAGTGTTTCATATGTCCAGAATTTAATAATTGATACCTGCTTCGGCGTTCTCCTCTCGTTTTCAAACACTACCGCCGTTCCACCCTTTCCCCAAGGGAACTTACTATGTAGTTTCCAGAGAGCCTTTCTGTTTCTTAGGACTATACGCCTCCAGCCAATCCGGAATATGGATGTTAAACTCTTTATAAACGGCATACTTTATTCGCCTCGCCTCCGCTATATCTCGGCAATGTCTATATTTACCCATTTCTGGCTTTCTGCAATATATCTTATTCGTTGCGCCAAACCTTATTCCATTTCTGGCCAATGTTAAAAAGAACGCCTCATAATTATCCGTTGCCTTACTGGTTTCCCTGTAAGGATATTTAAGAGCGACCCATTTCCTGTATGCTGTGGTTGGATGAGATATATTGGGTTTCTCTCCAGGAGCACCCTTAAAAACCCTCGTTACCTGTGTAAAAATTGGAAATCCCATTTCGTCTGTGCCAGTAACTCCCGTACTAAACACATCAATTTTAGGGTGCTTCTTAAAATAATTATAGACCAAACTCGCTTTATCTTTTGGGTAACTATCTCCACAATCCGTAACGCAGACTATATCCGCTTGTGCTATTTTGTCACCATAGTTTCTACAGCGAGCCGCACCCTTGTTGTCCTTAAACTTGATATATTTAATCCGCTTGTCAACTTTCGTGTAATACTCCATCAATTCTGGTAAACTATCGGTTGACCCATCATCTATAACAATGACCTCTATGTCTTTAAGTGTTTGGGCTCTTAAACTTTCTAATGTCTGTGCTATGAAGGGACACCCATTATATACAGGACAAATGAAACTAACTTTTGGCTTTTCGCATTGCTTCATAGTTTCGTTCAAACCTTTTTAACCAATGGTCTTCCGGCAATACTATCCCAAACTCCTTATATATCTCTAACTTCTTTAACCTTGCCTTATTTAAGTCCCTGCCCTGACTATATCCCCATAAACTTGTCTTTGAACAAACCACCTCGTCGCTTATGCCAAACCTTATACCATTCTTACCCAGCGTAAAAAAGAAAGCATCATACTGGTCTGTATCTAGCGAATCTTCTCTATAGGGATATTTAACCACCACTTCTTTCTTATAGGCAACTCCAGGGTGTTCAAACATTAACTTTTCCCCCGGTTTGCCTTGATAAACCCTGGGAACAACTGGTGGTTGCCACTTCTTTGCGTTATACATTACAGCACAACAAAGAACGCCAATGTCGGGATGCTTCTTAAAATACTCGTAAGCAATCTCTGCCCTGAACTTGCTATAAATATCGCCAGCGTCACAAACACATATAATTGGTGCTTCCGCCAACTTATTTCCCTCGTTTCTACATCTGCCCGCACCACCCCTCTTAACAAATGCCCTATACTTTATTCTATTATCCTTCTTGATATAAAAACTTACCAGATCAGAAAGGTGGTCAGTAGAACCATCATCTATTACTATAATTTCAATGTCTTTTAATGTCTGTTGGATTAAAGAATCAAGCGTCTCAGACATAAAACTACACATATTCAGCGTTGGGACGACAAATGTTATTTTAGCCCCATCTTGTGTTTCTTTTTTTCTCTTAATTGCTTGAACTTCCCATAATCCGCCTCTACTCTTTCTGAACATCTATATGCCCCCAGGAGACTTCTTGTACATCTGAAAATCCCCCCATCTTTATAAACATTCCAATAAAGATTCCATTCTCCCCCACAATACGGATATTTCTCTGCTACCCTTTTTGGATAAGCAACGGTAGAGTGGCAAATTTCAAACATGCCAGTCCGTTTTAAAATCTCATCGTTCACTGGCGTACCAGTAACGAGAATAGCTGTCTGCCCATTCGGTTCAGCCGTCATAAATGAGCCGTAGAAAATATCTGTATCGGGATGTTTTTGAAAATGGTTATACGTTATTTTGGCTCTGTTCTTATCTGCCCAGTCGTCACAATCTAAAACCAGAATAATATCTGTGTTTGCTATCTTATTTCCCAGATTATGTGCCGCATCGCAACCGTAGTTCTTCTGTCTACAGTAAGGTTTTATTCTTTCATCCAGTCTTCTATAGTATTCTAAAAGGTCTTGGGTTTTATCAGTTGAGCAGTCATCAATAATAATTAATTCCCAATCAGTCAGCGTTTGTTTCCTGACCGAATCTATCGCCTGGGCAATAAATTGCCCTTTATTATAAGAAGTCATTACAAAACTTACTTTGCACAATTGTACACCCGTCTTTTAAACTTTTCTGCATTACACAAATCAAGATAATATTTTCTAACTTCCGCTATCTTCTTCTCACTCCACCTTGGCTCATTCTTAACCTTCCTAATAAAACTAACCAAGTCTGCCTTTGCATTTATATAATTCTCTTTGGTTGGAAATAAATCAATATAATCTGCATAGGGCATCTTTACATTCGTTATTACTTTCCTGCCCATTAACATAAAATGAATGGGCGTGTGCGGAAAACCATCGTGTACACTTATCCTGATGTTCGCGCTACACTTCTCGATTAACTTCACGATTTCATCCTGCCAACCCACTAATTCAATATTCTTTTCTTTTGGCTCTGTATGTGCTGGTCCGAAAAACTTAAACTCAATATCAGGCATTGCCTTTGCTATATCAACCAAAAACTCCTCAAAGTGCATTCTGTTGCTATCTGAATGATAGATACCAACTGTAAACTGTTCTGGTAAGGGTTTGGGTTGAAATCTCTCTGGCTCAAATAATGGGCAATAGTTTAGTTTTGCCTTAATTCCCATGCCTTCCAATTCTTCTTGGAGCCAGGGAGAATTGCAAAAATGATAATCTACTTCTTTTAATGCCTCTATCAAGCCCCGATTTGCGGCATAAATTAAACCACCTAATTGAAAAACATCCGTCCCAACCCACTGGATAGCCCGCTTACATCCTTTGTTCTTAAATGCAGACCTTAATAACTCGGCGTGCATATCTGCGGTTGTGGGATAGAACCCAAATAGGTAAATCAGTTTATACTCGTGTGGTTTCATTAATAAGAGCGATGTCTTATAATCTGCATTAAGTACCTTTGCCCTTTGTATTCCTTGATAGGGCACCCCCAACGATGTAACGCAAATTTCCCTGTCGGGAATATTATGTAGTTTCTTTACTTCTTTAGTTCTTTCAATCCAATGCTCGTGAGAGTCCATAGTAATCATACCGCTTTCTGGTAACTCTGTAATAAAACAGACCTCACGTAGAAAGTGACCCTTCTTACCATTCTCCTTAACAATCCTGAGCCACATATCCCAGTCCTGTAATGATTTAAGATTTTCGTTCTGACCGGGATAAATCTCCCTTTTCATCGGGAACATCGTAGCAATATAATTACTAACCTCAAGCATATATGGATCAAAGTCCTCTGATAAATAAACCTCTAGGTCAGGAGAGTAAAATCTGTATCCACCATAAACAAAGTCACAATCAGGGTGGTCTTCAAACGCTTCTGCCCATAATCTCAACATCCCTGGATATAGTGAACAGTCGCTATCAAAGAGGACTAAATATTCTCCGGTCGCCTCTTTAGCCCCATAATTTCTTGCCGCAGGTGCTCCCCCGTGTGCTATTTCAAAGAGCCTAATTTTCTCTGGATATTGCTTAATAAACTCATTCGTTATCTTGCCCGCTTCTTCATCCGCCCCATCAAGAACTACAATTATTTCCCATTCTGGATAATCCTGGTCAATAATTGATAACAGACACCTTTTCAAAAAGCACGCCGTCTTAAAAACTGGAACAACAAAACTAAACTTTTTCATTTCTTCCCCTTTTTGTTAATTAGTTTTATGGGGCCTGCAGGGGGAACAGGCCCCGAAACAAGCCCCATGACTATATTAACCTTTGTTTTCAGTCGAACAGATTATGATACCTGCTGACTTGTTAAGTGTCGTTGCCGCCATAGCTACCTTCCAACCAACCGTGGAATACTGGCTCAATGGGTTAGCCGTTTCGCTTTCCCCATTCTTTGTGTACCAACCAATATTACCAAGTTCAGTTACTCCATAAGCACCCTTACCAAAGATTACTGTGGTAAACAGTGCCGCCGAAGACGTTGATTGGGTATCACCAGTTAGGGCAACCCTATTGTAGTTTGTTGACTGGACAAATCTAACACCTTCCACTTGTCCAACTTCACCTTTATACATAAACTCTGGTGCAGTATATTGGTGCCAACTCTTCCAAGCAGTGTCTTCCCTAAGCTGCTTAATCGCAGTAGGATAGGCTATTCCAACATAATTACCATCCTCAAATGGTTCAATGTCTCTTGTTCGGAGAACATTTACTGCATCTCGGATAGTCTTCACAGTCAAACCAGTTCTTGCTATAGTTGTTAATAACAGACTAGCAGTCTTCCTGGTCTTATTGTGATATATTGGGAAACCTTCTCCGCCCTCTGCCTCGGTTTGTCCGCTGACTAACCGTGCTATCTTCTTCCCGGTTAGTGTGTAGAGATTCTTGATGACTCCATCAAGAGCTGACCTTTTCGAGTAACCAGTTGTACATACATACAGGCTATGAGCGATAAACTTATCTATCGCCCTTGGAGACTGGCTCCGCAGTTTCTCCATTGCCGCCTGAACTACAGGCGTGATGGCCGTTAGATTAACATAATCACTTACCTTAGTGAACGCACCAAGTTGCCTGATTGTAAGCGTATGTTTATCAGCACTCAACCCGATGTTGTCAGGAACTGTTCCTTCAGTCAGAGACCCCGTAATGGGTAAGGGTCTATATCTTGTGAACTCAATCTGCTTACCAGCATTTGCTGGAATAGGATGCTTCTCGGCAAACTGATAGTAATAAACCTTTGACTCTGCCCAATCCAGAAGGTCTTTGTCGTACCATATCTTTACAGCGCTTGTTAACTTGCCTCCAGATACCTGGGTATAAACCGCCATTTATTTTCACCTCTCAGTCCCCCTGAGAATCGTGATATATAATGGCGCTTCTGGAGTAGTTTCCTGTTAAACTATTGTCCTAACGCTTAATCTCATATCGGTTTTATAAGTTTTACATTCTGAGACTCAATATAGGCCTTGAGCTTCTCTTTAGGCCAACTCATCATTTCCTCCATTGTAGGTTCTGCTGAAGCTTGAGTTGCTGTCGGAGAAGTTGTCCCTGCCCCTTGTTTCTCAGCCTTTAGTTTTTCTTCCTCTTCTTCCATTGCCATTTTCTCCTCTACTAAACGTATCCGTGCCTTATCAATGATGTCCTCTACAGCGTGAGATCCCTTTGCCAAATCGGGTCGCTCATCTCTAATCTTTACGATGTGAGGCATAAGTTCCTCAAGTTCTTCTTTATCAATTTTAGTTTCCATTTTTTCAAATTGATAATTCAGGTCTCGTGTTGCGTCCTCTTTTTTACGCCTTTCATCGTAGCGATATACCTCGCCTGTAATAGCTTCTTGTACTGCTCTCGCAGCCACAATAGGGTCTTCACTGATAAGTCGGCTATGCCAATCTTTAATGTAGGCATTCTGTTCAGTAGAGACTTCTGGAGTTGAAGGTTTTGTTACCGATGGCTCTTCACTTGCTTGAGTTTTTTGTGCAGCCAGTGCCTCTCGTATGGATTTAGCACCGCCTGCTTTTAGTTTATTTAACTCAGCTTGAAGTTCCTGCATTTTCTTCTTAGATTCAGAATAACCCTTTGCTTGCTCTTCAACTATTTGCTCTTTGGTTTTTCCTTCGGCTATGAAGTTTTTATCGAGCCATTCAGGATACTGCGGTTGAGTCCCTTCTTTTGGCTTGCCTGTATCAGTCCCCTTCTGTTCAGGGGTCTTTTCAGGATTGTCAACTTTCTTTTCCTCGGGCATTTTCATTCACCTCCTAAGATTTTCTTTCTTTGGTCTTTTTCAAGTTCAACTTGTTCTCTTACTTTTTTTGTCGCTTCGCTTTCTTCCCATTCTCCCCCCGATTCGGGAAAGCCCCACCTTATGTCGGATTGTCCTTTTGCCAATCCTTCTTTAGCTTCTTTCTGTCCCTTAAAAATATCCTCCTTTGACTGTGTTATTTTTTCCTCGTGTTCAACGGTAACACCCTCCCATCCAAATAAGTCCAGGTGGGGATTATTTGGGTTACGACCATTTGGACAACGAAATTGCCAAAGAGACCGCTCTGGCGTCGGCTCTGATATTAGTTGTACTTCCACCTTTTCAGGTAAACATTTAGTACAATACATTTTCATATAGTCACCCCCTTATTTCTTCAAGAATTTTTTGCCCCTGACTTCTTTCAAGTGTCTTTTTAACTCTTCGGTTGTTATCCCCTTCATTCTTGGCTTCTTTCCTCTTTTCCTCCGAGAATACTCAGCACCAAAAAGACCAAATTGTTTTTTTGAAACAATCGGCGTGTGTTTCCGCTTTCCACATCCTGCATATGTCATTCCTTTTCCTCCTCTTCTTGCAATTCTTTCCGTTCAGTAACCCATCTATCAATATCTTCCAAGATTGCTCTTAATTCCTTTCTAACAGCCTGATTGACTTTCATTTCTTCAAAAGTAGGGACATCATCATAAGTTGCTTCATATAATTCTATGCAAGCCTTAATTCTCGGCAGAATATACTCTTGCCAACCCTTTGTAGAAACTGTTTGTCTAACCTTGTCACTCCTATACTTGATGTCATCCCTTGCGTCTTTCTCGGAAATTTGCTCTATGGGTTTCTCTTCTATCTCCGTCAATATCTCTTCGGTAGTAACAATTTCGTCTGTTTTATCTTTTAACTGAGCAAGAGCAACATACCCCTCCTTTAAGTTTTCTTTTATTTCTCCTTTCCGCTTTTTTGCCCCCCTTACCCCATATTGCTTAATAAGTTTTGACCATTCGCTCTCTTTTCTTTTCTTCCTCATTTATTTCCCCCTTAAAATTGTGTCGGTGGTCTTGACGCAGTCCCCTCCATCTGTCCTACATTTGCCCTCTCTGTTCCCTGTGGCATTTCCTGTGTTGGTATACCTCCACCCCCTCCTTGACCCATCTGCTGTGCCATCTGTTCTATATAAGTCATATACTTCTGATGTTCCAACATATGTTCCTGTGCCTCTGGTACGGGGGCGTGAACGACTAAATGCCGAAGATGATTGTCCTTTAAGTTTGCGTGTATAGTTGTATCCCCGTCCTTTAATCGCTCATTCTCATCTTCTGGGGATATCATTTCTGGTGTTGGGTCTTCAAAGAAAATTTTATCCTTGGATAATCCCAATCTTTCAGCTAATTCTTCTATTAAACCCGCTTCGTTAATTCTTAAAAGTTGCAATCGCTCCGCAAGTGGTTTTTTTGATATTACATTTTCGAAAGTTATTAACTGTTGTATTCTCGCAGTCTTACTTTCTATCTCTAATGTGCCACGAGGAACGAAATCGCAGTCTATCCTTATCTTTTCTTTCCACTTTTTGTCCCAGTTCTTCTCTTCTACATTACCCGCATACTTTGCACCCGCCTTACCAAGAATCTTTAGAAACTCCTTTCTTGACATATACTGCATATCGTATTGATATGCTTTTCGTAAGAAAGGTTTAATTATCTGCCTTTCAAATTTTTGTGCATATCTCTTTATTCTTGCCAATGCCACGTTCTGTTGTCCTGAATATTCTGTGGCGGTAGGTTTATATGCGGCAGGTAAACCCTGCAATGAATACTCTGCGCCAGATATAGACCGCATCCAATCACGCAATAATTTAATCTCCAGTAAACCAGCATCCATAATATTTGGTGTTTCTAATGGAACCACTGCAGTTCTTGGGTCGCCGTGCTTTACGGGAATAATTCCATCTGGTCTGGATTTGCAATGTATCCTTGCGGATGCCCTGTCAATCTTCGTTAAGTCAATTAACATCATCCTATTAAGAATATGTGAGGCGTCATCTAATGTCTGGTTACTGGCGTCATTAAGTTGTATTTGCATCTCAAATACGGCTTCTGGTATACCCTTGCCGAGCAGTCCGATTTTAGGAAAGAATGGGCAAATCAACACTGGCTTCTCCTGTATTACATATTTGTTCGGCCCAAGTTGAATCGCCAATTTCTCATTAGCAATTACGCATTTTATTTCTTCTGCTATACCATCGTCATTGAGGTCATAGTTAAGCCACGCTTCCCATAACTTAACTTCCCCGATATGTGATTTATAACTATCTGTGGGTTTAACCTCTAATTTATATGCGGGCTTATCTAATAAATCCGTATCCTCATACATACCATTGGGATTGCGTTTCTTATCGTTTCTTTTAACCCTGTCCAGCGATTCATAACTTTCAAAAATTACCATATCTAAATCCTCTACACGGGTTTTAGTATGGTCAAAATAGCACTTCTCTAAATCCCAGGGAACAAAATCGGGATAGTCATCGGTTGGCAAATCTTTAAGTTTGCCCCTTTCGTTTATCCATTTTGTATTAAATGTGTATGGAGTTTTTATAACGCTGGTGCCTGTTATAAGCCAGTTGTATATTGCCTCTTCTGCCTTATTCTCCAGATTTATCCTTTTTTCTGCTTGGAAACCCAGTAATGGTCTCCATACTTCCCTTGCTACCGGCGCATCGCTTTCTTCAACAGGCATAACGTCAAAAGGAATTTCTCCTTTAGGAAACAACAACTCCATGATCACGGTTTTTAATACTTCTATTGCTTCAAAGGTGGCATTAACAAAAACTTTTGCAGAACCAGAATAATAACTTCTTACGTGCTCCCCATTATAATGTTTGCGGTATTCTATTATCTTGGTTTTCCATCCAGCACGCAAGGTATCAATCTCGCCTACTTTTTGTTTAATAAGCTGTAATATTTTCTTCTTCTTAATAGATAAACTATCTTTTTCTTCTGTTTTTTCGGTTTTCTCTATCATAGTCTGTATTCTCCTTTTCTAATTCGTTCACTCATGGGGTCAAGATGATCAATCTCTATTCTTTGCATACTCTCTTCCTGTTTTATATATTCTGGTCGTATCGCAAATAAGTATCTTGCACAATCAGCTAAATGGTCATCCTTTTTCTTTGGCTTATTAGGTAAATTGCGTTGCTCTTTATTTCTCGCATAGTCTGCGTGGACATAATGAACTAATTGTCGCCTAAAATGTTTTAACGTAGAAAACACTACGCAGAGTGGCTTACCGTCTTTATCCCTTGCGTTCCAATATTCCTTGCCTATTGACTTACCAAGCACCCAATCTTTAACCGCTGGGCTACAACAAATATCAAATCTTGCATACTCTGCCAAGACAGACTGACCACTAACAGGATCTTCCCTTGAAGCGTTCCAGTCAATAAAGCGGTTAGAATCCTCAACCACGCCCACTCCCTTTTCTTTTTCTTTTACTATTCTGGCAACATCTTCTACAAGTAAGTCGTCAACAAGCAACTCGTCAAAAAATATCAATCTACCTGAAGGCAATATCTTTAACCAAAGAACCGCTTGTGTTCTATCCATAGGGTCAATCGCCATATAGATAGTTCCCTCTTTCGGTAATGGAAATGGGTCAATTATATGCCCGCCTTCACTAACAGGACAATCCTTAAACTCTGGCCAGACTAAGCCAGCAAACTCTATCCAATCCCCGAACTCTCTAACCCTCCTCTCGTCCCCCTGCAATTCCTTCAG